TGAAGAGGCCAACAGCCGACATCGAGGCGTCCATCTCATCCCTTAAAGTTGTTATGTCTGGCGTCGGGTCAAAAATCGCTGGTCAAATTGAAACATTGATACGCAAGGCGGTTCCGAACGACAACGCACCTTTGTTTACGTCTCCTTCAGATGGCGGATCGGCTGGCAATTTTTATATGTATGGACCTGGTTCCCAATCCTACAACAAGATTTCCCTGGATATGGGTAGCTTCGACAAAGACGGTACGCGCACAGGCATCTCAGGTTCCTTTACGGTGATGCACGAGCTGGCTCACTGGGCCTACGAAAACCTTATGTCTTCTGAGCTAAAGTCTGAGTTCTGGGGTAATGTAAGTAGATTTTACGATGAGACGGGCAGCTTTGACGAGGGCGGAGAAAGTGTCGTCGGAGGCATGACCAAGCTGGATGAGTTCACACCTTCAGTAGAAGTTGACGGTGTACGCGCGGGTGTGGCTAACGGCAAAACAAACCCGCAGGAATACTTTGCGAACCAGTTCTCGCTGTACATGCACCACAAATTTGATAGCCCGCTTGCGACAAGCAACAAAAATGTTCTGGAAAAAGCTGCGAAAGTAATCCGTAAGCTATGGCAGCACATGACTGGTCGCCACATCATCGACCCCAATATGGAATTGTTGTTCGATAAGTTGATCGTCAATAAGGATGAAGCGCGCAGAGTTCAGTTCTCTTTCCCTGTTGAGCCATCAACTTCCATTGGCCGTACGCTCCGCGTACGCTTCGACCAAGTACAGCGATCCTTACGCGAGTTCGAGGCCGCGATGGACGGATACCCAGAAACTCACGATACGGACAAGATGGCAGCCACCGCTCGCATGTTATCCGAAGCCTTCAACGGCATGTCTATGACCAAAAAGACCCAAGGATACTTGGCGACAAAGGCAGGGAATAACGCTGAGAGCAGAGTTTCCCTCGACCAGTCAACGGGCGTGCTCAAGTTGATGTCAGCCAAGCAGATACGCGCTATGCGTAGCATCTCCAAGTCAATCAACGAGGCAACTATCCGCTCAGACAGCCGCATCTCCCAATCCGGCGATGACATGGAAGTGTTCGGCGGGGCTTACCATTCCGAAATGGAAGCGTCCCTCGTGGATATTTACAAGACGAAAATGAAGGACTTCTCCGAAGAACTTATGACTTCGATGAACGACACATACATGAGTGTCGAGTATGGCGACATCCCAGAGATACGGATATCAGAAGGACAGCTTTCCCTTCGCGCCAAGTACAACATTACTGGCGCGCGGTTGGCTAAGAAGGAGAACTTCGAACAGAACATTAAGCGTGAGACCAACCGCCAACGACGGAGCTTTTCAAGCGCACTTCGGAGCGTAATGAAAGCCACGGGCAAGGCAAACGCCAAAGCCTTCAAGGGTGACATAGTTGCGGGTACTAAGGGCAGTGACGCTAATAGCTACAATTTGGAAGAAAGCGTACGCGAATTTCAAAAGCAGATCGGAGCTGATGGCTTGCCGACAGCTTTCGGAAAGAAGTTAGCTAACCGAGCTAGGCACCTGATAAGAACTCAGGTTGATGACGTGAACCTGACAGAAGAAGAGCTTGCGATCTACCATACGTGGCAATCCAGAACCGTTGGTAAGGGCGCTAAGGGTCTGGCTAACGAAACTAAAATCCATGATATGACGATGGCTCTTTCCATAACCATTGACGGTGGAGACATTAAAGGCGTAGCGGGAACTTCTGAGCAAATCCAGAACATCACACGCCACATTATAAAAGAGAGATACCAAGCCAAAAAGAATAAGGCAGCCATTAAAAACAAAAGCGTATCAGATGCTATTGAAGTAGAGCAGCTACAAGAAGTTGGCGTTAGCTTTGAAAACGGCATCCCTCAGAACACAAATTTCAATATGCGCAGCTTCCTCAGAAGCATCACGCATCGTACTCAAGATGTGGAGTACAACGCGCGTACGCTTACTGCGCGTCTTGCCCGACTAAATGGCATCCTGCCAAATGGCGTAGACGATCTATCTTTCAATGGCTTCCGCAGAGCTGTTCGTGTTGCGGGTGTAAACTTGAGCAAGGATGGAGACATCACGCAGTCCGTTCGTCTGGTCGCTGAAAGCCTTTACGGCTCAAACATAGTGTCCCAATCAGCGCGGGACATCATCACGAAGTTTGCAGTTATCCTTGGGCGTGAGCCTGCGGATGTATTCTCTGAGATCGTCACGGAAAGTGCAGATACCCTGTCATCCAAGACGATGATGAAGGATATGCACCGCACTATGTTCGGTGAGGACGCCGAAGGTGTAGAGAACCTGTTCTCCGACATCGAAACCGACGTTATGGATGGCCTCTCTTACGTAATGAATGGCTTGATCTCTTCGGGTCCAGCGCGCAATCGCTTTTATGGCATCACGTTCGCTGAAGATGTGTTCTCATCCGGCAGCTCCGTCAAAGGTAGCTCGCGCTCGCACTATCAGTCTAACGTACCGTCTGAGTACGTAAGCGATTACGCACACGAAATCCTTGACACGTTCACACCTTCAGCGCGGGCTTCTATCAACGAGTTCACGGGTGGCAAGGTTGTTGTGTACTTCCAAAATGGTACTAGAAACGGGCCTTTAGGAAGAGGTTCTTATGTAACTGCACGACCATCCAACACGCTAGAGAAAATGTCGGAAGATATCATTGCCTCTGCGCCAGAAGCAAATCAAGCAGATGTAGAAGATTACCTCGAGGCTCTCACCGAGCTGCGCGCGCAAGTCAATTCAGCACGTCTCGATCCACTTTCTTCATCTGAATACTTTGAGCGCATGTACGCATTGGACGACGCACTCTCCAAAGAGATTGGAGAGCTGGGTGCTTTGATAGATGGTGATGTACGTCCCGTACTCATACGAGACACAACGCCAGCCATCTTTAGTGGCGACATGAACAAACTTTCCCCCATCGTTGAGGCGTTCAGAACCCACTACGTAAAGAAAGTTGCTGAAGGATTAGACGGTAGGGCGCAGTCTAACCAAATCAAAGAGATGCGTGGCAACTTCACACCCAACCAGATGATTGAAAAGCTGACAGAAATAGCTGGTGGCGAGCGTGAGCTGCGCGAAGCAATGGTCGAAATGGGTTACACGAGCCTAAACGTAGGGCCAGACAAGCTGGTACTGGAAAGGGCGAGCGTTCGCGACCTTCGTTCCCAAGCGTTCGAGAACGCTACGCCTTTGCTTGGTGAAGCTAACGTGCCGCCAGCACTTAACGGCGGGATGGCTACTAAGATAATAGAAGGTTCTGATCCTATTAAGGTATTCACGCAGGGAGCTACTTCTCTGGAAGCTGCGGGCGTCCAAGCAAAATCGCTCGACGGAATGATAGCTGTAGCACGCGGTCGCGGCCTTCCAGAAGATGCTGCGCTGGAGATAAAGAAGTCCAGTATCTACAACCCGCTTCGTACTAACGCAAAAATTATGCGCCGTTCCAACATGCCTCACCTGGCTAACTTCTTTGAGCCTCTCGCGGGTGGTGGTGGACACTTCGAACGTACGAATGCGAATATGGGCAAGTTCTTGATGCCGATGACACGTATGTTGAAGGAACTTCCCGATGCTAAAGGCATAGCGAAGCGTTATTTTCAGACAGGACCAGTGATGATGGCCGAGAGCGCAATGGGCGCGGTCGGCATGTCACCGAAACGCCGCAACACTCAGCCAATCAGCCACATGCGTATCGTCACAGCTCTTAGAAATAGTGACGCCTCTAAAAATCTGCGCGGTAAAGAGATCGAAACGTACAACCATATTCGTTCGTATCTCGATGCTGCCGTCGCGCGACTTCGTGCATCTGGTAACATGGTGGGTGAGATAAAGGAGAACTACTTCCCACAGGTATGGCGGAAAGATTTGATCGAGGCCGATCCAGACGCCTTCAAATCTCGTATCGTCAAATACTTTATGACAGAAAATCAATCTATGGGTGGCTCGCAACCATTGAGCTCTATAGATGCCACTTCGGCAGCCGACCGCCTCGTCGCTCGTCTACTGGATGATGATGGCATCTTATCCAGCCCATCGAGCAGCTTGAAGAGCGTGACGGGCAAGGGCAACGAAGATAGCCTAGACTACAGCCGCATGATGCGTCTTGAGGAGTTCCCTGAGTTCACGGACTTTGACAACCCGAACAGCCTTGCACCGTTCTTGGAGAACGATCTACTTGTCTCAATGACCAAGTATTCCAATAGCCTTGAGCATCGCTTGGACTTGTCGGCTGAGTACGGCGCTGGCATACACGGGTATCACGACTATATCGCGATACTCTCAGACCCTATGCACGGGCGTAAAACCATCGCCACGCTGTTATCACAAAATAAAATCCTCAAGGCCAACCACTCTCGTATGGGCGGCTCTGGGGAAGGCATGTTAAACCGGGTGTTTGACAGTGCGTACTTCATGGCCCCGGTCAAGGACGACTTCGTGGCTGGTCAAGTAGCAGACGACCTGTTGGCAAAAGCCAAAGGCGGCGCTTCGGTTGCAGAACTTGAGGGGACGATCATGTCTCTTCTCGATCAAAACTTAACCAACACTCCAGAAGCAGCGGTTATGCGCAACAACTTCTCAAAGCGTGCAAGGGCTATCGCGAACGCGCTTGCCGATACGAACGGCCTGACAAAAATTCCATCTCAGGAAAACGTGAAGCACGCGGAGGGCTTTATGAACGCAGCAATGCGAAAGCCCGTAGACGGTCAGCAAGGTCTGTACTCTATGAAGAATGCGTCCAAGTGGTTGCGCGGCGTGAATGCCGTGACGCTACTCAGCTTCACAACCCTAACCTCTATGTCTGACTTGGTGCTTCCGCTGATGCGTACAGGAGACTTCAAGTCTTACGTGGGTGGTCTACGCAAGTATGCTCGTGAGCCTGCGTATCGCGACATGATACGAAACATCGGTGCAGCCACCGAAAACGCCGTTCACCAACGTCTTTCTGTGGCGCATGGTGTGGACAGCACACAGTTCATGACTGGGTTCTTCAACTCCACACTTCTGACGCCTTGGACTGATGCCATGCGTAATGTGGCAGCCGCCGTAAGTTACGAGCACATCAAGGCGCAGCATCGTATCTTGCGTGAAAGCCCTAACACCCGCAAGGGTAGGATCGCTCGTAAGATTTTGGAGCAAGAGGGACTTCAGTCACTAATTTCTGACAAGAATATCGACCTTGATTTGGTCATGGAAAGCAGGGGTTCGGCTAAAGAGCACCCGTTAAACGACGTGCTCTCAGCCACGCTAATCAAGCTGACAAACCAGATGATATTCACACCGAACCCGAACGATTTGCCGCTCATGGCTCAAACTCCCGTGGGTGCGATTGTCATGCAACTGAAGTCGTACCCGCTGATGATGACGCGGCTAACAAACAAGATCGTCGCTGAAGCGTTTGCTGGCAACTCACCAACCGATAGAGCCGCCAACTTTGCCAAAGCCTTTGTCGGCCAGTCTGACAACCGCCTCGGACCTCTCGGTGCGCTTTTAGTTGCGGGTCCAGCGATGGGTGCGCTGACCGTCTCCGTCAAGGATGTCGTCCAAGGTCGCGGCGGGGAAGAAAATCGTGAGTTTAAACTTCGCGAGCGCAACCTGTCCAAAACTGTAACGACAGCATTCGAAGATAACCCAGATTTAGACAGGACACTTGGGCTGTACTTCGACGGCATGGTGTCTCTCGGCGGCATGGGGTTGATGGGTGAGTTGCTGTACGACATTGCTTCGAACACCGACAACGGCGTCTACGGTACGCAGCGTACGTTCGAAGCAATTGGTGGCCCGACTGTAGGTCTGTTCAATGATGCGATGACTGTTGCTCAGGGAGTTCGCTCTGCTTACGATGGCAAGGAAGCCAACGGAGAACGAAGGGCCGCTTGGCGGGAGCTCGTCGGTCGCACACCTGTACTGGGTGGAATAAGCTGGGCCAAGGAAGGTATCCTTGACCGTGTTGCGGGTGAGCGTAGTGCTGGAAGACCTAGCACTTCGTCAGGTTATGGCGGGAGCTTCGGAGGAAGTTTCGGCGGAAGTTTCGGCAGCTAAGTATTTTGAGTGAGATGGTCGTGTTTACCCGCGATTATCTCACTCACTCTGCCACCATCTATGCCATACATTATGCCTAGCTGATCGCATGAGAGGTCTGGATAATCTCTGGACTTGCCCTGCACTCCGTTTACCTTTTCTGCGGTAACTGGGTCTCGGTAGTTGTACGCACGGCGAGGCTTCGTAATCTCGCGTGTCATCAAGCGAAGGGCTTGGCGGATCGCTTCTTGCTGATCGTAGTTCCGATCAAGAAGGTCTTCTAAAATTTTACGTGCTTCTGGTATATTACTTGCCATTTTGGTTCACCTCCACTGCTTCCCATCCTGCACCCACATACCCTGCGATGTCGCACCAAGTGTCAAACTTTGTGGGTGATGTCGTCATTCGGCTTAACTTTACTGCGATCATTGTCATCGCCACGTCAGAGCAGCTAATAGCTACATCTTCTTTTAGGACAGGCTTCAGAAGTATGGTCATCATATCCGCGATATCTTGGAAGTTCTCGGCGGGTTCGCCGTACTCTTGATTTCTATCAGCGTTGATGATCCGAAGAGCTTCGGTCAGCGGTAGGTCTCTTGCTTTAGACATGAGTGGTTTTCCCCATGCGTACGGCGTCGATCTCTAGCTGCGTAGCCAAGCACTTCAGTTCTACGAGCCGCTCCTTCTCGTGGCGCAGCTTCGTACGCGCACGGTGAACGTCGTCTGGGTCAACCGGATCAAGCGCCTCGATGCGGTCAAAGATGCTTTCGATCTCTGCTTCCTTGCGGATGATACCCTGACGGGCGATGCTCAGTTCGTTTAGTGTATCCATTAGTTTTTCTCCGTGGGTCTGAGCATTTCATATTCGCCGCAAACTTCTACGGCCTCTCGGTTCGTTAGTTTGCACGTCCAGCCGCCGTCCTTGTTGGCGAAGCTGTTCGTACAAAAGTGACAGGCGGGAGTAACGTCTGGGATTTCCCAGCAACTTTTCCTTTTAAAGCACGACTTGCAGTTCCAGCTTTCTGGTTCGGTTGCGCATCGTCCCGCCTGCCCATCAAGCGTAGCTTGTATCTTTATGTACATCGTGTCCCATTCTTCTTGATCGAAGAGGACAACTTCAGCGTGATATTGAGAGTTATTTTTACAGTAAGATACAAACAAGCTACGCTCAATTCTCATCATCGCCATCATCATTTGCATCTGGCGATAATATTTTCTGTGCGAAACCTTCACACCGTACGAAACGGTTTTCTTAAAGTTCGCGTCGTTCATGCTTTTGATCTCAAGGATCATTGGACCCGTGCCGTCTTCGAAGTCGGCCAGCCCATCCGTGTTACAGACGACATGCCCACCAAGCCATTCTGCTCGGTGCTGCCTGCCTGTCACCTCGTCCTTTTCGTACACCCGCAAGTTCGCTTTGTTCTTTAGATCGCGAACAACCCAGTCCTCGATCCTGTGCCCAGCAAAGAATATTCTTTTTAACTGTGGGTCAGGGTCAACGTCTGGAAACCCGCGCAGGGATAGAGCCATCTGTGCGATGCACTCAGTCCCCGCCATCGACGCGCCGATGTAGGCACGGGCTACGCCTCGGTCTTCGTTGGCGTAGCCTTCGTCGATGGCATCAATTAGTGCCTGAGCTTGTGGGTGTACTGGGTGCATTTAAAAGGGAATTTCATCGTCTAAGGGCGCACTTGAGCCGCTGGTCTGTGGCTTACCACCTGTGGGTGCAAAGTGATACGAGACCTTGCTATTGGTCTTTCCGTTGTACTCCTCGGATTTGACCATGATACCGACCTTCTTACCCTTGAAGAAGGAAACGCTTGGGGCTTCGTTCCCGTCGCTTCCAAGGATCATAAGGAGCTCTTTCAGTTGCTTCTTGCCAATCTCTGTCGCAGCAGGCGAGTTGCCGTGAAAGACATAAATCCACTGACGAATACCGCCATCGTCGTTACTATATGATAGTACAAGACGCGCAGTGTTCTTAGCGTCGTCCCGCTCGACGGACGCATCGGTTATAGTCACCTCATGCTTGCCGATTGGCAGAACTTTATTGCGCGAAACATCGACACCGGACAAATCCATGCCCTCTAATCCAAGAAAATCACTCATTTGTTGTTGCTCCATTTCCATTGTATTTGGCGAACTCTTTGTCGCTCATGTAGATACGTTCGATTAAATCAGT